GCAACGGCTGTTCGCTCTACCCTTGGTGCTTCAGGTAAATGTGTTATCTATGAAGATGCAATGGGTAAACCTGTAATTACCAAAGACGGTGTTACAGTTGCTGAATCTGTTATACTTCATGACCCTGTAGAAAATATGGGGGCAACACTTATTAAGGAAGCTGCCAAGAATACAGTTAAAGAAGCCGGAGACGGTACAACAACTGCAACTGTGCTTGCGCATGCTTTACTTAAAGAAGCAAAAGAAGCTTTAACAGAAAACAATTTAAGAGAAATAAAATACGGACTTGATACGGGATTAAAGAAAGTCAATAAATACATTGACGGTATCAAAAAAGAAATAAGTGATACAAAGCTGTTAAATGTAGCAACAATATCTACAAATAACGATACGGTGCTCGGTAAAATTATTGCTGATGCATATGTTCGCGTAGGTAAAAACGGTGTTGTGTTAATGGAAGAATCAGATACCGAAAAAACATACTTTGAAGTAGTTGACGGTGTACAGTTTGATTCAGGACTTAAGTCACAGCATTTAGCAACAAACGAAGATAAAGATAAAGCAGAGCTTGAAAACCCTTATGTACTTATTGTAGCTTCACCTATACCTAATATACGGAAGATACAGGCAGTACTTGAGCATGTTATAAAAGAAAAGCGAAGCTTACTTATTGTAGCTACAGTTGAACAACAACCCACAGCGGCACTTATTACAAATAAAGTAAAAGGGAATATCAGGGTTAACATTGTTGACCTACCAGGGTTTGGTTCTACAAAAAGAGATACGTTAGAAGATTTAGCTGCGCTTACAGGCGCAAAAATTATTGACGAACAACTTGGGGATGATTTAGACCTTATAGAGCCATCTGTGCTTGGCCAGGCGCTTAAATCTGTTACAGATAATAAAAACACTGTCTTAACAATAGAAAGCGTCTCAGAGGACGCCAAAACGCGTATAACAACTGCTCAGCATAAGTTAAAAGAAGAACAAAACCCTTTCATAAAGAAAAAACTTGAACAGCGCTTAGCAATGTTATCTGGCGCAGTCGGTATTATAAAGGTAGGGGCAAACAGTAAAGTTGAGCTAAAAGAAAAGAAAGACAGGGTTGAAGACGCTATCTATGCGGTTAAGGCGGCACTTAAAGAAGGTATTGTACCTGGCGGTGGTGTTGCACTACTTGATGCTTCAAATAAACTGGCTTACAATAATCTAGGTGAAAAGATATTGCTCAGTGCAATAAAAGCGCCGTTTAGAACAATACTTAATAATGCCGGCATTGATATGCGAGATATAGACGGAGCAGCAGGTAAAGGTATTGATGTAACAAACGGTAAAGTTGTTAATATGATAAAAGCAGGTATTATTGATCCTGCACTTGTAACTAAAACAGCACTTAAAAATGCAGTCAGTGTTGCAAGTACGATTTTATCAGCAGATGCAATCATATCCAATAAACGTATTGAACAATGAAAGCAGTCAACAACTACATCATCATAGAGAAGATTAAAGAAGAACCGCAAAAACAAAACGGTTTGCTTATAACGGATAACCATACAAAAGATATCCGTTACTTAAGGGGCAAAGTTATAACGGTTGGTAATCTTGTTCAAGGCGTAACAAATGACGATATTATTTATTACGACCGCCACGCTGGACACAGCATAGAATACAACGAACGGCTTTATCACGTTATAAAAGAACAAGACGTTGTTGTTGTGGTATGAAACTTTCAGCAGAAGATTTAAGAAATTTAAATTTACTTAAATACTATAGAATTATAAGAAGATGGGCTTGCAAACAGTATGAAATAAAAGATGCTGACTTAGAGCTTTTAATATATTTAGATTGCAAGGGTCTTTTCAAAAGAGACGATTTTATTAATGGCGTATTTACATATACTTGGGATAAGCATAGATGGGAAAGACTTCGTTCAAATGGTTGGATAGATGTTTGGAAAGAAAGAAATAGAAAAGACAGTAAATATGCAATGTATAAAACATCGCTAAAAACCAAGTTTATGATAAATAGAATATATAAAATCATGCTTGGTGAAGAAGATATACCTATTACTAAATCTAATATTTTTTATAAAAACAAAAGCTATAGCGACAAGGTATTTAATAAAGCTATAGATGATATGATTAAAGATAAAGAAAGATGAAAAAACTATTATTAATTTCAGCTTTCTTTTTGGCTAGTTGTTCTTCAGCGAGGGTCGTGTCTTCAGAAGATATAACATCTAGGACTCAATGGTTAGAGTCTAGCGAGGATAATCCAATTATCAACGTTATTCAGAAAGTTTATGCTAATGATGATCTTGAGATTGTCATTAAAAAAAAATACACGACAGACTACGTTAAGATAATGCGACGTAATGGTAAAAAGATTATTAACAAAAAAACCAAACTAAATTATGCCTTACAAAAAGACTAAAAAATTGGGATCAAAAAAGAAATGTTCAAAATGCGGAAAAGTTCACGCGGGTAAATGTAAATAAATCTAAATTTAAAAAGTATGAAAGTAATTTTAATTTTATTAGTTATTCTATTAGTAATCGGTGGTTTATGGTTTTTAGCTATGAAAGCTAAAAGCAAAGGCTTGTTAGAAGACAAAGATGGTGATTTTATTCCAGATGTTATTGAAGATAAAATTGATGATATCAAAGATAAAGTTGAAGACTTAAAAGATGACGTTTCTGAAAAAATAGAAAACGCAAAAAGCAAAATTAAAAACGCTAAAAAATCTTTAAAATAAAAAAATGGCAAGACTTGATAAATCTAAAATGGCTTGTAATAAGCCAAAAAGAACACCAAGTCACCCAACTAAATCACATGTAGTAAAGGCGTGTTCAAATGGACAAGAGAAGATTATTAGATTTGGGCAGCAGGGAGTTAGTGGAGCAGGAAGTAAAACTGATGCAAAATCTAAAGCGCGACGCAAGAGTTTTAAAGCGCGGCATGCTAAGAACATTAGTAAAGGCAAAATGTCTGCGGCTTACTGGGCTGACAAAGTAAAATGGTAGCTATGAAAAACAAAAAATCACCTTGTTGGAGAGGTTACGAGATGATTGGTATGAAAAAAAAAGGAGGCCGTAAGGTTCCTAACTGCGTACCAAAATCACGTAAAAAGAAATAGCTTGTAAAATAAATTAAATATGAATTTAATCAGAAAGATTAGTGTAGGTAGAGACTACAAAGACTCTGCAATGCACTATGCTGTGGGTCAAGAAGTCTACGGTGGTCATGTGATATGTAATATTATTGAAGAAGATGATAAATACACTATTTACATAACAAAAGATGATGAGGTGTTGCCTTGGAAAAATTTCAACAAAAATATGGGTATAAGTGTTGAATTTAACCTTGATTATTAATGAGAAGTTTGTACGCTTTTATAATTGAACCAAAAAATCAGCGTTATGATAACACCAAAAAAATTGACGATATTGAACTTATATTAAATACCGAAATACAGGATCACAAGTTTGTTAGTCGCGTAGGTGTAGTTTTAGAAACACCAATAAATACCAAAACAGGAATTAAAAAAGGTGACGAAGTAATTGTGCATCACAACGTGTTCCGTCGTTTTCATGACGTGAGAGGCCAAGAGGTAAATAGTAAAAGTTATTTTGAAGAAGATAAATACTTTGTTTATCCTGATCAGGTGTTTATGTATAAAAGAAATAATGAATGGAAACCTTTAGAAGGTTTTTGTTTTGTAAAGCCAATACATAATAGAAAATTATTTTCTATAAATCCTGAAGAAGAATTAACAGGCGTTTTAAAATATATAGATAATGGTCTTATTAAAAACGGTTTTAACAAAAACGATTTAATAGGATTTACACCAGATAGTGAATACGAGTTTATTATAAACAACGAAAAACTATATAGGGTTCCAACTAATTCAATTTGTATTAAATATGACTACCAAGGAACTGAAACAGAGTATAATCCAGAGTGGCTTAAAAGCGGTTGAAGAACTGATTCGCGTAGCTGAAGAAAAAATTATAACGCATACGGAAGATGACGTGTCAGCTGACCGTTTAAAAAACGCGGCAGCAACAAAAAAGCTAGCTATATTTGATGCGTTTGAAATATTATCACGCATTGAAGAAGAAAGAGCGATACTTGAAAATAAACCAAGAGAAGAGGAAAAAGAATCTTTTAAAGGTTTTGCAGAAAGGAGATCCAAGTAATGACTTATCAACAATCGCTTTATAAAATAATAGAGCCAATTAAACTAACAACCATACATAGACTAAATAAAAGTAAGTCTTGGAAATATGGTTATGACAAGGAAAACGATGTCATTGTTATTAGTAAAACTGGAGAAATAGGTGAAATATACGAAATACAAAATCTAAAAATAGCGCTACCTAAAGCTGAGAATGTAGAAGACTTAGGCAATAGATGGGTTGCGCGAGATTATCCTAAAGAACTTGGTAGAATAAAAACAATATTTGATTGGAGAAATTATTCTTCTGAATTTAAAGATCAATGGGAAGATTACATTAATGAAGAGTTTGAAAGGCGCGAAAAAGGCTATTGGTTTAAAAATAAAAATAATAACACCTATATTACTGGTACTCATTATATGTACCTGCAGTGGACCAAGATTGATGTTGGAAGACCGGACTTTAGAGAGGCAAACAGATTATTTTTTATATTCTGGGAAGCCTGCAAAGCAGATTACAGGTGTTATGGCATGTGTTACCTTAAGAATAGACGATCGGGATTTTCATTTATGTCCTCAGCAGAAACCGTCAATCAAGCAACGATTACGTCAGATGGAAGATTTGGTATACTGTCAAAGTCAGGAGGTGATGCTAAAAAAATGTTTACAGACAAAGTCGTTCCTATATCAACCAACTATCCGTTCTTTTTCAAACCCATACAAGATGGTATGGATAGACCTAAATCAGAATTGGCATATAGGGTACCCGCTTCTAAGCTTACAAGAAAAAATATAGCTTCTAAACAAAAAGAAGAATTAGAAGGACTTGACACAACGATTGACTGGAAAAATACAGGTGATAACTCTTACGATGGTGAAAAGCTTACAATGCTTGTTCACGATGAAAGTGGTAAGTGGGAAAGACCTGACAACATATTAAATAACTGGAGAGTTACTAAGACCTGTTTAAGACTTGGTAGTCGTATCATTGGTAAATGTATGATGGGTTCAACATCCAATGCGCTGGACAAAGGTGGAGATAATTTTAAAAAACTTTATCAAGATTCTGATGTCACAAAAAGAAACCGCAATGGACAAACTCGCAGTGGATTATATAGTTTGTTCATACCTATGGAATGGAACTACGAAGGATTCATTGATGCTTATGGAATACCTGTATTCGATACGCCAGAACAACCGGTTGAAGGACCGATGGGAGAGATTATTGATATTGGCGTAATAGAACATTGGGAAAACGAAGTAGCAGGTTTAAAACAAGACCAAGATGCTTTAAATGAATTCTATAGGCAGTTTCCAAGAACAGAAGAACACGCTTTTAGAGATGAAACAAAAAGCAGTATATTTAATTTAACAAAAATATACGATCAAATAGATTTCAACGAAGAAGCAAAATACCAAGGCTTAGTTACACAAGGTAGTTTTTATTGGGAAAATGGTATCAAAGATTCAAGGGTAATATTTACGCCAGACCAAAATGGAAGGTTTAATATTTCTTGGGTACCATCAGTAAATCTTCAAAACAAAATAGAAATAAGAAACGGTATTAAATATCCTGGTAATGAACATATTGGAGCATTTGGATGTGATAGTTATGATATATCTGGCACAGTCGACGGTAGAGGATCTAAGGGTGCACTACATGGGCTTACAAAGTTTTCTATGGAAAACGCGCCGCCAAATACTTTTTTCTTAGAATATATAGCTAGACCTCAAACAGCTGAAATGTTTTTTGAAGACGTTTTGATGGCATTAGTATTTTACGGCATGCCATTACTTGCTGAAAACAACAAACCAAGACTGCTGTATTATTTAAAACGCAGAGGTTATAGAGGATATTCAATGAATAGACCAGATAAAACGTACAATAAACTATCAGCGACTGAAAAAGAAATAGGTGGTATACCAAATAGTGGCGAAGATATTAAACAAGCGCACGCTGCTGCAATAGAAAGCTATATACAAAAGCATGTTGGGCAGAAAGATAACGGAGACTATGGTAACATGTATTTTAACAAAACATTAAACGATTGGGCTAGGTTTGATATAAATAAAAGAACACTGTACGATGCTGCTATTTCATCTGGTTTAGCTATTATGGCATGTAACAGGCATTTATACACACCAACACAAGAAAGAACAACTAAAGTTTTAGACTTCGGATTTAAAAAATACAATAACAACGGATATACTTCAAAAATAATAGAATAAATGTCGAAAAAATTACCAAGAGGCATATTTCCTAGCCAAGCAGTTAGCGACGCCGAAAAAGCAAGTCTGCAATACGGTCTTGAGATTGCTAAAGCTATAGAAGGCGAGTGGTTTAAAAGAGACTCTGGAAGTGTTAAGTATTATGCTAATAGAGACAACTACCATAGACTAAGACTTTATGCAAGAGGTGAACAATCTATACAAAAATATAAAGATGAATTATCTATTAACGGTGATTTGTCTTATCTTAATTTAGACTGGAAACCTGTACCTATTATTCCAAAGTTCGTTGATATTGTTGTAAATGGTATTGGCGAAAGAACATTTGATATTAAAGCATATTCGCAAGATCCTAGCTCTATAAAACAAAAAACTGATTACGCGCAAAAAATAATAACAGACATGCGTAACAAAGAGGTTTATAGTGTTGTAGAGCGAGAGTTGGGTATAAAAATGTTTAACACCGATACCTCAAAATTACCAGAAAATACAGAAGAACTTCAACTGCACATGCAATTAGACTATAAGCAGTCTATAGAAATAGCAGAAGAAGAAGCAATAAATAATGTTCTTGATTATAATAAATACCATTTACTTAAAAAACGACTTGATTATGATTTAACAGTATGTGGTATCGCTTGTGTTAAAAATAGTTTTAATACTTCTGAAGGTATTAAGATAGAATATGTAGATCCCGCTGACATTGTTTATTCGTACACTGAATCACCATACTTTGATGATTTATATTATGTAGGTGAAATACGCAGGGTAAGTTTAGTTGAACTTAAAAAGCAATACCCAGAATTAACAGATGAAGATGTTAAGCAAATAGAAGGATCGGGCGCCAATGCAATGCTTTATAATAAAAGTTTTGCTTCTTCTGATGCTGAAGATACAAACCATGTTTATGTACTTTATTTTGAATATAAAACATTTCAGAACCAAGTATATAAAATAAAAGAAACTGCAAGCGGCGCTGATAAAGCACTTAAAAAAGACGATACATTTAATCCTCCAACTGATTCAAGGGCGAGATTTGAAAAAGTAAATAGATCTATTGAAGTTATTTATACAGGTGCTAAAATTATAGGTAGCGAAAAAATACTAAAGTGGGAACTTGCTAAAAATATGATAAGACCTAAATCTGACACTACAAAAGTGCAATTGTCTTATAATATTGTGGCACCAAGAATGTATAAGGGTAAAATTGAATCACTTGTTAGCCGTATGACTACGTTTGCTGATATGATTCAGTTAACACATCTTAAACTACAACAAGTACTTTCTCGTATGGTGCCCGACGGTGTTTATCTTGATGCCGATGGTATTGCGGAAATTGATTTGGGTAATGGTACAAATTATAACCCGCAGGAAGCATTAAATATGTACTTCCAAACAGGATCTGTAATTGGTAGGTCAATGACGCAAGATGGCGAGTTTAACCACAGCCGTATGCCTATTCAAGAGTTACAGTCAGGTGCGGGTGGAAATAAAATATCTGCTTTAATAAACTCATACAATTACTATTTACAAATGATACGTGATGTTACGGGTCTTAATGAAGCAAGAGATGGTAGTTTACCAGATGAAAAAGCTTTAGTTGGCTTACAAAAACTAGCTGCAGCAAATTCAAACACGGCTACGCGTCATATATTACAATCTGGATTATATCTTACACTTAAAACCGCAGAAGCTATTTCTTTAAGAATATCAGATGTATTAGAATATGGAAATACAAAGCAAGCGTTTATAGCTGGAATAGGTAAATTTAATGTTGGTACGTTAGAAGAAATAAATAAACTTCATTTACATGATTTTGGTATTTATTTAGAATTAATGCCAGATGATGAAGAAAAACAATTACTTGAAAACAATATTCAAGTAGCGCTACAAAGAGATCAGATATATCTTGAAGACGCAATTGATATTAGAGAAATTAAAAATATCAAACTCGCAAATCAACTTTTGAAATTAAGAAGAAAAAGAAAATCAGAAGAAGATAGAGCAATGCAATTGCAGAACATTCAAGCACAATCTGAATCTAATGCTAGAGCAGCACAAGAAGCGGCGGCTGCTGAAATGCAAAAAGAACAAGCACTTACAGAAGGTAAAGCTCAATTAGAGCAAATTAAGTCTAATTTAGATATTCAAAAGCTTGAAAGAGAAGCACAAATTAAAAAAGAACTAATGGTTCATGAGTTTGAATTGAATGTAAGACTTAAACAACTTGAAATGCAAGTGATTAATGGTAAAGAAGCTTATAAAGAAGATAGAAAAGATAAGCGTACTAAAATTCAGGCGTCACAACAGTCTGAACTTATAGAACAAAGAAAAGGAAATACTGGTCCAAAAGATTTTGAATCTGCAGGATTTGATACACTAGGCGGTTTTGGATTAGAACAATTTGAGCCTAGATAATAAACAAAAAATTTTTATAATATTTTATTATGGCTGATTACAAAGTTAATTTGGTAAATGAAGAAGAATCTTCTATTGCCGAAAGAGAACAAAAAGTTTTAGAAAACGCCGGTGTTGAGGTAGACAATAACAATGGTAATTATAAAATTGATTTAAGCAAACAAAAAGATGCCGTTCAAGAGCAAAGCACAAATGAGGTACCTGTTTCTGAAGGAACCGAAACTAGCGAAGAAGTGGGTGAAGAAGTACGGAGTGCCGAAGAACCTACCGAACAAAAAGAAGAAGTCTTAGAACTAATTAAAGAAGATCAAAATGCCGAGCTGCAACAAACCCAAGAGCAAGGGCAACATGAAGCCCAAAGCCAAGAAACAAAGTTACAAAAAGAAGAAGTAACTCAACAAATAGAACTTCCTGAAAATATACAGAAACTTGTTGATTTTATGCAAGAAACTGGTGGAAGTTTGGAAGATTATGTTCGTCTTAACACAGATTACTCATCTGTTGACGAGCAAACATTATTAAGAGAATACTACAAGCAAACTAAATCTCATTTAGATAATGATGAGATTAGCTTTTTAATTGAAGATAGCTTTGCTTTTGATGAAGATATAGATGAAGAGCGAGACATCCGTAGAAAAAAACTTGCTTACAAAGAAGAAATTGCTAAGGCTCGAAATTTTCTTACTGATTTAAAAGGTAAATATTACGATGAAGTAAAGCTTACTTCTCGTTTAGCCCCACAACAAAAAGAAGCAATTGAGTTTTATAACAATTATAAAAAAGAGCAGGAAGAACTAACTGCTCAACAGCAAAAAGCGTCAGAGCATTTTGTAAAACAAACCAATACTGTTTTTAACGAAGAATTCAAAGGTTTTGATTTTAAAGTAGGTGAAAACAAATACAGGTTTAAAGTACAAGATGTTCAACAAACAAAACAAGTGCAAAGCGATATTTTAAATTCATTTGGGACGTTCTTAGATGAAAACAATATGCTAAAAGATGCGCAAGGTTACCACAAAGCTTTATTCGCTGCAAGAAATGCTGATAAAATAGCGAATCACTTTTATGAACAAGGCAGGGCTGATGCAATTAAGCAATTAGAAGCAGAGGCAAAAAACATTAACATGGATCCTCGTAAAGTTGAATCTGGCTTTGTTGATGCTGGCGGTATAAAAGTAAGAGCTGTTTCAGGCGACAATAGTTCAAAACTTAGAGTTAAAATTAAAAACTAAAAACAAACTAAATTTTTAAAAAATGGCAACTGCAACTTACACTGCAGGGGGAAGTTTGATTCTATCAAATGCTGCTCCTGTAAAACAAACGCTTGCTACCAACTACATAGACTTTACCGCTTCTGGTACTGCTGGTTGGGCGCAACAATACTTACCAGAGCTTTACGAGGCTGAAATCGAAAGATACGGCGATCGTTCATTAGCTGGTTTCTTACAAATGGTTGGCGCTGAAATGCCAATGACTTCAGATCAAGTTATTTGGTCAGAGCAAGGACGTTTACACCTTTCTTACTCAAGTGTTTCTTCTGCTGCTGATTCAGGTAGTGCTGGTTCTCAAGTAAACGTTGTTACTCTTGGTTCTGGTCACGCTGTACGCGTTAACCAAACTGTAGTTGTAACTGACGGAACTACTATCTGGAAAGCTTTAGTTTCAGCTACTACTGATACTACTGTTACTCTTCAAAGCTACAGCTCAGATGGTTTCGGATTCTCTGGAGCTACTGACGTAGATCTTTTTGTTTACGGTTCTGAGTTTGCTAAAGGACAAGCCGCTATGGCTGGTGCTGTTGAGCCAGATTTCGTATCTCTAACTAACAAGCCTATCATCCTTAAAGATCACTATGAAATTTCTGGATCTGATGCTTCTCAAATTGGTTGGATTGAAGTAACTGGTGAAGCTGGTCAAACAGGTTACCTATGGTACATCAAAGCTGAGGGTGATACCCGTAAGCGTTTCGAAGACTACGCTGAAATGGCGCTAGTTGAGGCTGAGAAAAAAGGTGCTTCTGGTGTTGTCGCTGTAGATGGTACTGAAGGTCTTTTCTCTGCTATTGAAACTCGTGGTCACCAATTCGACGGATTTGTTGGAGGTACAGCTACTGAGTCTTTGACTGATTTTGATACTCTTCTTAAGAAACTTGACAAAGAGGGTGCTATTGAAGAAAACATGCTTTTCGTTAACCGCGACATTGCTCTTTCTATCGATGACATGCTTGCCGCTCAAAACTCTTACGGAGCTGGTGGTACTTCTTATGGAGTATTCAACAACTCAGAAGATATGGCACTTAACCTAGGATTCTCAGGTTTCCGTAGAGGTTCTTACGATTTCTATAAAACTGACTGGAAATACCTTAACGATGCTACCACTCGTGGTCTTATCGGAGGCGTTGAAGGTGTACTTGTACCTGCTGGTACTTCAAGTGTTTATGACCAAATTCTTGGTAAAAACATCAAGCGTCCTTTCCTACACGTACGATACAGAGCTTCTGAAGCTGATGATCGTCGCATGAAGTCTTGGATCACTGGCTCTGTTGGTGGTGCTGCTACTTCAGGAGATGACAAAATGGAAGTACACTACCTAACTGAAAGATGTTTGGTTGTACAAGGAGCTAACAACTTCGTTATTTTTAATTAATAACTAACACGTGAGAGTTACCCCTGGCAATAGCGCTGGGGGTAAATTCTTACTTTTTATTTTTATATTTTATTTTATCATGGCTAAACAAACAGTTAAATTAGAGAACTGGGTAATGAAGGATAGACTTTATATGCTCAGAAGTGGTAAAAAACCACTAACATACACAATTAGATCAAAAAATATATTTTGGTTTGATGAAGAAAAAGGGTATGAGCGAGAGCTTAAATACACTGTAAATCAAAAAACACCGTTCGTTGACGAATTTAACGGAAACGCAAGATTAGAACACATCGTGTTTGAAAACGGTATTCTACTTGTACCAAAAGAAAAACAAGTACTTCAAAAAATGCTTTCTATTTATCATCCTGATAAAGATAAAGTTTTTGTAGAATATGATGCTGAAGTTGAAGCGCAAGAAGATCTTGATATTATTGAAGCAGAAGTTGATGCTTTAATTCTTGCTAGACAAATGGATATTGATCAAGCAGAAGCAATTATGCGTGTTGAGGTTGGTTCTAAGGTATCTGAGATGACTTCTAAGGAACTTAAACGTGATTTATTAATATTTGCACGTAAACAACCCAAGCTATTTGTAGAGCTTGCTAATGATGAAAATGTAAATGTTAGAAATATTGGCGTAAAAGCTGCTGAACAAGGTATTATTAAATTATCTGATGATCAGCGTTCATTTAAATGGGCAAGCAATGGCAGATTACTAATGACCGTGCCATTTGATGAAAACCCATATTCTGCACTAGCAGCATGGTTTAAAACTGATGAAGGTGTAGAAGTTTATCAAACAATTGAAAAACGATTAAAATAAAAAAGCTCGGGCGCCTTCGGGCGCCTTAACTTTTAATAACTATAACTAATGGCTATAAATGTAAATAAAGTTTACAGAGTTGTTCTTTCAATACTCAACAAAGAGCAGCGCGGTTATTTAACACCAGATCAATTCAATAGACTTGGAAGACAGGCTCAACTAGACTTGTTTGAAAAGTCTTTTTATGATTATAATAGGCAATTGACAAAAAGAAATGTTCAAGGTGTTAATAGCGAATATGGAGATATAGCCGATAATATTGAAGAAAAAATTGACTTGTTTGCTAAGTCCGCAGGATTAACTTTAGTTAGCAGTGGTACATATTCTGCGCCCGCTGATTTATACAGAACGATACAAATTACTACATCAAATGGGCTTACCGAAATTGAAAAGATAAAAAAATCTGAATATTCTTATTACAGTTCTTCACAATTAAGCGCGCCTTCTACATCTTATCCTGTTTACTATTTTGATAATAATGTATTTAAGGTTTTCCCTTCAAGTATATCAAGTCCTGTAATAAATTATATTAGGATACCAGCTGATCCTATTTGGGGATATACAGTACCTGGAGTTGGTGAAACAAACGCGGGCGCTTATATATATGCGTCAGGCGCCTCAACAGATTTTGAACTACATCCCTCAGACGAAACAGATTTAGTAATTAAAATACTTGCTTATGCTGGTGTTGTTATAAAAGATCCTACAGTTATACAAGTAGCACAGCAACAAGAAGCAAATAACGTAACTTTAGAAAATTCTTAATAAATGGGACTTATAACTGACAACGCTTATAATTATTATGCTGGTAGTCAAAACTTCATTGGCGATGGCAGTACGGTTGCGTTTACCATAGATTTATCACCTCAACCAACAGATGAGCTTGATTTCTTTGTATATATAGACGACGATCTTCAAGCTGAAAATACTTATGGCTATAGTGGAACAACTTTAACATTTGTTACCGCCCCGGCTAATAATGCGCAAATAATCGTAACGCTTAAAGAAAAGGTATACGGCGATTACAGGTACACTTCTTTGGCTGATATCGTTACTAACTTTATGGTTGGCTATGTTGGCGACGGTAAAATTATTAACCGCGCCAAAAGAAGGGATGTTGTTTTCCACGCTAAAAGAGCACTTCAAGAATTTTCGTACGATATCACGAAAGTAGAAAAGATACAAGAGATGGAGATTGGCCCAAGCTTGTCAATTCCAATGCCACAAGACTATGTTAATTATGTGGCTATTTCTTATGTAGATAAATACGGTATTGAAAGACCTATACCAAGAGGAACAATTACATCTAAGCCATC